ATCTTCTATTGCAACGGCCATTCTGTGGTAGTTTCTGGACGCACTAAAAGCAAGTAGATACCCACCAGGCTTAAGTAAATCGTAGGCGAGTTTCCAAGTATCTGGCCTAAAAGCAATATCTCCACCATCCCATTCTTTTCCCATAAATCCTACAGATTGTCTTTGAAATGCACCATCTTTATCTTTTGCTGGTGCAGAACCCTCTTTACCAAATCTTTTAACTATTGATGTTAAATGATATGGTGGGTCAGTAACAACTGAGTCTATTTGTTTTCCTTCGTCTTTTAATTTCTGCATTTCTTCAATGCAATCTCCGTTAAGTAGCAACATGACTAAAATTTTTCACCTTCTCAAATCTAATTGTACTTCTGAATTTATCAGCAAGTGCATCTTGTTTATGACTTATCACAAATACATTTTCTCCACTCAACATATTTAGAATCTTTAAAAACTCATCTGTTCCTGTACCATCAAGTGAACTATCAAATATTTCATCTAGTATAAGAAGATTAGTATTTGTAGAGTTTTTCATCTTTGCAACAGCTCTCCAAGTAAAGAGAAGTGCAAGGTCTATTCGCATCTTCTCACCTTCAGAAAATGAGTCATAAGAGAACTCATCACGATATCTTGACTTGATAGTTTCCTCAAAGTTTTCATCCAAGGTAAAGTTGACATAAAACTCCATAGAGGTAAGGTACTTATTGATCAACTTGTTCATTATTGGTAGATACTGTTTAATGATCTTAGTCTTAATACCTGTATCCTGTAGCATATTTCTTGCAGCTTCAGCATACAACTTATCTTCTCTTAGTTTTGATTTTTGTTTATTATAAATCTCTACTTCTTCTTTTAAATCTTTTAGTTTATCAACATCAGAAGATGTAGCACCATCAGATTCAAACTGTTTTATTTCTGTATCTAATTGTACATTGAACTTTTTAAGTTCTACTATTGAAGAATCAATTTTAGCCATAGATACTTGATTACGTCTAATTTGATCTGTAATATCTTTGATCTCAGTTTTTCTAGATGAAACCTTTTCCAACTCAACTTTAAGTTCTTTCATACCAACTTGTATTTTATCTGCTTCTGATTCTTTGTGTGTAATCATATCAGATTTAAATACTTCATCAATGTGTTGTTGACAAGTTGGACAATCTTCATTATTCTGAAAAAATCCAATCATTGAAGAATGTGTTTTATGTTTTTCCACAAGAGTAGATTGTATGTCTTTTAACTTTGTACTCTTTTTTTCTACTAGTGACTTATCTTCAATGTGAGATAGATCAGCTTCAATATCAGATTCTAATTTATCTCTTTCTTCAGTTCTTTTAGATATTTCTTCTTCATTAGTTTGAATGAGATTTTGTTTTTGTTTAATTATTTTTTCTTTGTTTTCTTGCAAGTCAGCTATATGATTTTCTTGAAAACTAATCTTTTCAGAAGTCAATTGATACTGATAATCGTTTTCACGAATATCATCTAGTATAATTTTTAATCTCTGTTTTAGAATAAGGTTCATAGTAGAAAAAATCTGAATGTCTAAAATCTCTTCTACAACATCTCTACGATGCCTGGCTTTGAGTTGCATAAATGGAATGAAGGTTGAACTACCAAGAATTACTACTTGTGTAAAAGAACGATAGTTTAGTTTTAATATTTGTTGTTCTAATATTTTTTGATAGTCACGAGCATTAGCATTTTGATTTATCAAAATATTGTTTTGATATATCTCAAATTTATTTGGTTTAATAGAACGTACTACTTTATATTCTACACTACCAATTTGAAACTCAACCTCAACAACTGTAGAAGAGTTGTTTATTGAATTTACCATTTGCATCTTACTTATATTGCGAAATGGTTTACCAAATAATCCAAAACATAATGCATCAAGTATAGTTGACTTACCAGCACCATTTTCTCCAATAATAAGAGTGGTAGGTTCTTTATCTAGTTGAATTTCTGTAAATTGATTTCCTGTAGAAAGAAAGTTTTTCCACCTCACATACTTAAAATTAATCATATCTCTAAATCTTGTGCCTCTGTATACAATTGTCTCTGTAGATTAATCAGTCTACCTTTATCTAAAGAGGTATCAAGCTCTTCAATATACCTACTTAAAAGTGTCATTGTATCTTCTGTATTTTCAACAATATCATCTGACACAGTATTTGCATCCAAGTCAGAAAAGTCCTCTATGATCTTAACTTCGTGACAATCGGCTTTCAATACTCTATCAATAAACTGATCAAACTGATACAAGTCTTTTTTGTTTACTACGATAACTTTTACATAGTGGTCTACTAGCTTGTTTACATCAAACTTGGTATAATCAGTTTGTGTGTCATCATAGTAAACTTTCTTGTGAATGGTGTAAGGATTTTCAATTCTTTCTAATTCTCTTGTCTCTGTGTCAAAAACATGAAAACCTTTTCTATCGTCACAATCATTCCAGTAAAGTTCGTATGGAGCTCCCAAATAAAATATTTGACCGTCATCAGATTTATGGTGGAAATGACCAGAGAAAACAGTATCAAATTTTCTAAAACTGCTTTTACTTATTCCATGTTCATTTACTACACCTTTCATCATTTGAAATCCAGCAATCTCCAAATGACCCATACATATATCTGCTGTTGTTTCGTGTATCATACCCTCTGAGTAAATTAAATTTTGACTATTGATCCAAGGTAAAAATAATATTTTAGTGCCATCAAATTCTACTTCTTCAGCTTCTGGATATATCTTAATATTTTTATGACGTTGACCTAGAAGTTCCTCTACACAATTTACATCATTAGTATTCTTATAGAACGTATCATGGTTTCCAATCATAATATGTAAATTTATGTCTAAAGTATTAAACGGTAAGATAAATCTTTCACGAAAATCTTTTGCTGTTTTGTATGAAACAAACTTACGTCTGTCCATTAGGTCACCCAAATGAATACAAGTTTTTATATTGTTTTGTTGTAGATATGGAAAGAATGTTCCTTCATAGAACTGATAGAAATATTCATTAAAATTTAAGTTATCGTTTCGAGCACCAAAATGTGTATCATTAATTATAGCAATCTTCAATCATCCAACCCCATAAAATTCTCTAGTCCACTAATTTTATCTTTACTTTCTTTCTTCTTAGGTTTATATACAGCCTCATCTGGCACCATAATATTCACATCAAACCCACTTACTTGATATGGTGTAGTGTCATATGGATTTGTAACAAAAGGAATATACTCTTGTTTTGAAATCAATTGATGTTTTACATGAGCTTGTTTTTTTTCTTTTTGTATTCTACGAATAAATGCGTAATATATTATTTGTGTAAAATAAGCAAAAGGATTATTTGATTTTTCTGGATTGAAGTTATGAATATATTGTAAACAATTTTCAATACCGTCTGATATCATTTCTTGTTTATAAGTATAGTTAATAAAATTTGGTCTGTAGGAAAGTCCATTTGCAATCTTTAAAAAACAGTCTCCAATATAATTGGTAATTCTAGGAGTCTCATCTCCCGCCTCTTCAGCCTCTGCACACTGTTCTTTCCAATCTTTCATTGCTTGAAGAAACTTTTTATTATCTACATAATGAACACTTACTTTTTTAGGTTTTTTCGCCATAACAATTCCTTTTACATATTTCTTCCATACTACACTAGTTTGAAGGTAATGTCAAGTAAATAATTATTTTAAATTAATGCATTTTTTACTTGACAAGGTATAGGATAGTGTGTATAATAGATATTGTAATCTTTTCAAATTAATGATAAACTTTACTATCTACATCCCAATGCTCTAAGAAATCATCATCTAGTATATCTTCATTTAATTCTATAGAATCTAATTCTTGATCAGTTGGTTCTCTTTCGTCTGAATTTCCCATACTTCTTAATACATATTCATAATAACGAGACAATCCTTCTGATGCTGGAGTCATAACAACTACAGAGTTTTTTTGTATACTGTAATATGGTTGATCAGAATAAACTTGTACCCATCTGGAGAGCCCTAAAGATTCAACTACACCCTTTTCTGTATTATTACTAACAGTAGACATTTTTAATGGCTCTGTTACTTTGAACTTATCTGAATTAGTAAGTTCAACAGTAGCTATAATATCTTCCCCATTTGATAGTTTTATGACTTGGTATCTCATTTCTATGCCTCTATATCCAATAACTTACCTTGCTCAATTCTTTCTAACCTTCTTTGACCATTTTCTTCGTATATTACTCTTTGGTCATTAACAGTTTTATTCTGCAATCGTTCTGCACGTTCTTGCCAAGATTCTTGTAGTCTTGAATTAATCTCTGCTCTTGTTGAGGCCTCAACTACTCTGATCTTTTCTTTTTTCATTGGTGGCTTTATGTTTTCACTATTAGCGTAAACATTGGGATGACCATATTGTTGAACTCTTGCAACTTGACTTTGTATGTCATTATTTGTGTTCATCTATTATCCTCTGTATTATATTGTAAGGAAGACTACATATCCAAATATAAGGAATCCAAAAAAGTATATTGTATATAATTATTTCACTCATTTTATAACTTTATCCTATCAATCTTATATTCAAATTGTTCTTCTTTATATATATTTATCCTTTCATAAAAGTGTCTTAATGTAAAATTTCTCTTAGTTTTATATGTAAGATCATCGGCTATATCAAATAATTTTACTGAGTCTTTATTTTTACTCTGTCTAAGACCTCTTCCAATACTTTGCAAAACTCTTATTCTACTCTTTGATGGACTAGCAAAAACAATATTATGTATGTTACGAATATTTATACCTGTAGAAAATGTACCATATGAAGCTATAATAATTGCATCTTTTTCATTTTCAGT